ACGAAAACAGCATTGCGGAAGGCTCAAAGCTTGCATTGTTTTCGGACGATACAAGCCGACTTGCCCGTTGCACGCAGGCCGCCATAGACACCAGCCAACATATCAGCGATCCCACAACGTCGGCGAATTGGCACTGGTGGCTTAGAACTCCTGCTGCAACGAGCGGGCGATATACCCGCCACATTTATACGGACGGTACGTTGTACCGCGAAAACGCGTATGTTGGGCATAACGGCGTTCGCCCTCTATGCAATCTTCCAAACACATTAATGATGACGGATTCCGTGGACGGTGACGGGTGCTATAATTTTATTTTTGAAACAAATCCAGTTATTCCGGTGCATTACGGCGGCGCATGGGTAAACAGCACGCCCTATGTTAAGCATAACGGCGTATGGCAGATTCCGGAAGTGCAAGTAAAACATGGCGGAACATGGAAAACAGTATAGGAGGTAACACATGAATCAAATAAAATTCTCCGATAACACGGCGTTAGACATCATTGTTGCCAATTCTGGAACAATGAGTTACCAAGGCTCTGTAAGAGCGTACATAGAAATCGAAATGGCCAAAGAAACAATTACTTTTGATGCTCTCTATGCATTGCTGAAGGACAAGGAAAAGACTCAATCTATCACGCTGATAAGCGGGGAAGACCAGAACCCCAAAGACGGCTTTATTCATCTGGCGGACGGTCCGAGAATCAAGCAAATCTATGTACCGTCTACAGATGGCACTGATGGAATAACAGAGGAAAGAATGTGTTTTACGTTGGCTCAGAAAAACTATGACGAAAATCAGATCGATTCCTTGCAAACGCAAGTTGACATGATTGTGTTATCTATTTTAAATGGAGGTATTTAATTATGGTTATGGATATGTACGACACGCTGAAAAGACTTTACGATGACGGTTCCCTAACGCTCGACGGGTTGAAAAAGGCGGTTCGCCTTGGCTGGATTACGCCGGAGCAGTACAAGGAGATTTGCGGAGAGGATTATGTTGAATGAACGGAATAGACATCAGCAAACATAATGTTGTGGTTGATTGGGATAAGGTAGACGATTCAATCCAGTTTGTTTTGATTCGTGCCGGATACGGTAACGATATCAGCCAGAAAGACCCAAAGTTTGACGAACACATAAAGGCTGCGCTCGCTCATAATCTTCACGTCGGGGTGTATTGGTTCAGCTATGCGATATCAATTGAGGACGCAAAGAAGGAAGCGGAGGTCTGTAAAAGGGTAATAGCACCCTACAAAGGAAAAATTGACTTTCCGATTGCTTTCGATTATGAATACGATTCAATCACCTATTCGAAGAAGCAGGGAGTGAATCCTTCCAATTCTTTGATTGATAGCATGGCCCGCGCCTTTATGGACAGCATGAAAGCAGACGGATGGTTTGTAAACCTTTATACAAACATCGATTTTATAAAATCAGGACGATTCAGTGCGGCTACGATCAAGGCCTATGACGTATGGCTCGCCGATTACAGCGGGGAGCCGGATTACCCCTGCTACATTCAGCAGACTGGCAGCACTGGAACGGTACCTGGAATTAGTGGCAATGTTGACATGGACGTCTCTTTCCGCGACTATCCCACGATGATTATAGCAGGCGGGTACAACGGCTATCCGAAGCAACCGCAGACCATTGTCTCGGTCGACACCACTACAACCATCAATCTGAAACGCGGGCAGGCGTATCAATTAAAGACCACTTGTGCACAGCAGCCAAAAGTTTGGGCGGGAACAGAAAACGTTGTTGCAATCCTTCCGCGCTACCGTTCCGGGAATGATGATCTGTGGTATATCGTAGGAATCGGAAACGCCGGAACAGGCACAGGCGTCTTCACGGCGGCAGAAAACGAAAACGGACTCAAACGGTTCGTTGTTAACATTATATAATAATGAAAGAGGTAAATGCTTTATGAATGACTTTCTGACATGGGAAACCCTCGCTACCTTTGCGGGATGTACGGCGGCAACAGCGGTATTCACGCAGTTTCTTAAAAATGCGGGTGTGCTGAAGAACGTCGCAACTCAGCTTGTTAGCTATGGGATTGCGTTTGTTCTGCTATTCGGTGCTACATACTTTACGGGTGGGTTGACATGGGCGACATTCGCGCTCGTTCCGTTCAATGCGGCAATCATTAGTTTAGGGGCAAACGGGACGTTTTCTGCTATCACAAGGGTAAGTTCATCCGATACGGATAAAAACGCCGCCACGTACTCAACACCAAACTCAAACGAAGCGGAAACTGATACTTCAAAAGAGGATGCAGCCAAATAACCCCAAAACACACAAAATAAACGAATGAAAGCGGCGTGATTCTTTATGAGTGAATATGTTGCGGATGAAGTGTGCGCAGAGCGGCACAAGGTTGTGGATGAAAGGTTTTCCAGAGATAAGCAGGACATTGAGGATATGAAGCACAGTCTCGAGGACAAAGACGAGCGGCAGAGGAAGATTGAACAACTGACTGTTGAAATGGGACAGATGTTAAAGAATCACGACCGCCTACGCTCGAAAGTAAGCCCAGCCGGATTTTGGACAAGATTCAAGGCGCTTTTATCGGGGCGGTGGTTACCGGACTGGTTGCCGCGATATTAGCGACGATCATTAAGTAAGTATTGGTAAGCCACCAAACGCCACCAAAACGCCACATAAAAAGGTCAGAAAACGGCATGCTTTATCAGAGATAATCATCGACAAAAACAAAGAAACCCGCATGAATACTGTATTTTCAGTAAACATGCGGGTTTTAAAATGGTCCGAGTGGCGAGACTTGAACTCTATTAAAATC